CTCTTGAATAAAAGTTGAGCAGTTTCTTAGTGATAGGATATGACTTTACTAAGTCTGATTATGCTGATAACTAGACTTATCAATAGGGTGGGGTTTATGTCTTTGCCTAGTGCGTGTCGTCATAAATGGTTCATGTACTTTTCGAACTGTACGGTTCACATGAATAACATAAAGGAAATGTGTGGGAATTGTTTAACCCAGCGTTCCGACTTAGCGGAGAGTAACCATGAGCGATTGCGAGAAATGGAACGAAAAATCAAGTCGATGCCCCAAGGCCGCAGAGGGGTTCGAGCCGTACCACAAATGGATCCCCATAAGTAAAAGTATTTCAAAGAACTGTGAGAGCGTGTCTATGGTGATGTGCGGGATATGCTTCCATGAAGTAAATATCTCGGAAGCATTCCAGCATAGAGACTGTTTTAAAAAACCTAAGAGCGAATAAAATCTTGATACTTTTTAATGCTGTCTTCTTTCTTAGCTTTGCCCTTATCAGTGTTGTAGTGTTTCTTATAGTATTCCCAAAGCCCCTCAACATCTTTCGGTTCTGGAATAGTTCCAGGCATTCTCAAGTAATGAATCCGCGCCATTGCAGTAGCAAAATGAAGGTCGTATATCAAACGCTCAACGTCTGGAATCTTAGAACAACCAAAATGTAATGCCATTAAAGTGGCCATGTGATTACGATTGCGTATATAGTTAACCCATATGTCCGTGTAAGTGTTGGGTTCCATTTGGTAGATTCCAAGTGCTGGGCCTTTGACTTGCTGGAGAAGTGTACCACCTAGTGATTCAGCGGCACATGTGAAGACAAGGAGTTCTTCTGCGCCTTTGGAATAGACTCTCAACTTAGAGAGCACAGGTTCTACAATTAAACTACGAAACTGGGAGCAATCTAGCATATTCATTCATCCTTAAATGTTAATTGTGTTATCTTAAACCATATGAAAGGGAATTTCATTTATGTCACAGATTGATGCAAAAGCACTATATTTGCAATTCAAAAAAGGCGACAGGGCTTACAAAGAAGAAGTCCATTGCCCTATGATACTCGAAGTAATGAACGATGCGGGAACTGCTGTAGCCTTTATGCGAAAGGCACAAATAAGTGATACACTATTTTACAAATGGCTTAAGAAGCATAAAGTATTCCGTGAGTGCTATGCCTATGCCAAAATTATTTCCCGCGACAATTGGGAAAAAGAAGGGCAAGATGGCAAGGATGAAGAATTCTTTAACTTTGACCTCTGGCGCATGACAGGGGCTATGCGGTATGGTATAGGCAAGAATCGGGTACGTTTTGGAGTTGATGCCGAGGCCACGCCTTATAAGCAATACCAACAACTCGTAGAATTGGCAAACTCAGAAGAGTTTAATGCCTCAGAGATTAAACAGCTTATGGAGTCGATTAACGTAGGAATACGCGCGTTCGAGTCTTTTGAACTTCAAGCTCAGGTGAACAAGATACAGGATGATGTGAACCAAATGGGAGTTAGAAGTGCCAACAATTTTAATGCAATTGAGAAAGCTGCAAAAACAGATTAAGATTCCATATGCGATTCAATTTGTTGATCGCGAAGTTTTAGAAACGGAGTTTCAAAACAAAATAATCTATGTACACATTTGGATTTGATAGGAGATCAACAAATGAGTAAATTATCAAAATGGCTTAAGAAGGCAGAACAGGCCATATCAAATGCCATTCCTCACCAACATTCAGCCGATAAACGAGCCGCAAATCAGGCCGTTCAAGAACAGATTGAATACTACAAAACTGCTAAAGAAACCTTGACCAAAGAAACAGATAGGGTAGAAGCGGAACGCAATCGTACAAATGCCAAAATCGATAAGAAGAAGATTAAGAGTGCGCGTCACGCTTATCGTGCTCCTGGATTTATGGAAGATGCGACTTCTGGATACAGCGATACATTAGGTTAATAATTAAACCAAGGAGTGGTTTATGGCTACCATATCAAATGTATTGAGTGGGAAAAATCCGGTATCTCAAATGCGTGAGGTGTCAGGAAATAGTAGTGCGAAGCGTTTAGGCGAACCCATTACAGCACCTGACATTGTATTTAATCCAACGCAGCGTTTGAACAATCAGATGAAGACTTCCAGTCAAGTAATGAACTACGCGGCTTCCAAAGAAATGGCAGCTCAAGGGCGCACGGATATGCGCGGCAATGTTATGGGTTATGCCGATACATTGGGTTAAACAATAAAAGGATTTTCATGAATGGCATGGAGCTAGTTCCAGGCGATGGCAATACGCTTACGCCACAGAGACTATGGGAATTATTTAAAAAGCGTAGAAGTAATGCGCAGCAAGTAGCTGATCTTTGGGCTTCGTTACTTGAGGCTTGCTATTACTATGCTGTGCCTTATCGCAACCGCTTCTATCGTCCTAAACAACAACAGGGCGAGTTCAAAGGAACGCGATTGTATGACACCACAGCGGTTGAAGCAACTAAAACCTTCGTATCTAAGCTTCATGATGCGATGACACCACCTCAAGTACAATGGGGTTATCTTGATATCGATGAAAGTTTTGATACAGAAGAAGATATAGACCGCAATTCTGCGCAAGAAATGTTAGACAATTATATGCGCAAATTGTTCGTATATATACATGAATCGAATTTTGATGTGGTCATTAACGAATGTTACTTTGACCTAGCAATCGGAACAAGCTGCTTGGTGATAAATGGATTTACCGACGAGCAGCCCTTATTGTTTTCCTCAGTACCTATGGACAAGCTGGCAATTGAAGAAGCAATGACTGGCCGAGTAGAGTCTTGGTACAGGTATTGGGAAGATGTGAAGATAAATGAAATCCAGATACGCTGGAAGAATGCGATCATTACGGAAGACATGATTATGATGATGGCTGATAACCCTGATGCCACCGTTCAACGACTTTACGAGGGCGTGATGTATATGCCTCACCGCAAGAAGCCTTATATTTACATGGTAGGAAACGAAGAATGTCCTATCTTGTTAGAAGAGTTTGAGAATAACCCTGGTATCGTTTGGCGATTCCAGAAGGTGAACTCAGAAGTGTTTGGTCGCGGCCCAGTCATGGACGCACTGCCTTCAATTATTTCATTGAATGAACTCGCAAGGATTGAGTTAGCTGCGGCCAATTTAAATACGTTTAAACCCTACATGGGATTTTCAGATGCGGTATTCAATCCACATACATTTAAGCTTGAACCGTTTACGGTTATACCTATTGCGCCTATCGGTACAGGTGGTTCCCCTCCTCTCATACCTTTACCTGACTCCAGCAATCCTCAGTTCAGCCAATTAACCATTGCTGATTTGAGAATGCAGATTAAGACGCTTCTCTTTAATGACGTGAATCCAAATGAATCTATTCAGCCTGAAACTGCGGCTGCGGTAATGATTCAACAACAGACTTTGGCTCAAAGGATTGGGCCATTATTTTCAAGGCTACAGCAAGAGTTCTTATGGCCTGTGATTAAACGCTGCGCCTATCTGTTAGATAAGATGGGCTTTCTGCCTAAGCCTGAGCTTAAAGGAATCAAGGTTAATTTCAGATACCGATCACCTTTAGCACTGGCCAAAGCACAGCAAGATATTTCTCGATTTACCCAGTACTACCAACTGATGCAAGGTGTCTTTGGTGCTGGCCCTGCGTTGATGTATATCAATCCTGGACTTGCCCCATACCTAATTGCCGAGCAAATGCAGGTTGACCCAAGGTATCTAAACTCTCCAGAGCAAGTTCAGCAAGCGGCACAAAATGCGCAGAATATGCAAGACGAAGCGATGGATGCTGCTAATCAAGAAGGACAACAACCGCAAGGAGCACCGCAGTAATGACAGAAGAAACTAACCCCTTTTTACAACAGGAAAATTACTTTGAAGGCTATCAAAAGAAAATTGAAGAACTTAAGTCGCGACCTGATGTTGTGGAGCTTGATAAGCTGTGCTTTATGGTATTCGCGTCTGAGGATGGCAAAAAACTCCTTAATGAATTCGTGGAGCGGTACTTGTTGCCTGGGTTTGTCAATCCAGGAATTGCAGAAGCAGGACAAGCAGCCCTGTACTATGAAGGATTCAAAGAAGCATTCAGGTTAATTCGGGGTAGCATTAAAGCGCACCAACAACGAATTGAAGCGGAGAAACAATCAACATGAGTTTATTAAATGAAGGCACTCCTACCACACCAGATACAACTCCAGAAAATAGCGGATCAACTGCGCCAGAAGGCTCAGGAACAGGAGGGGAAAACCCCTCTTGGTTCTGGGATGAGCATACCCCTGGTGTTGGAGAGAGGCCCCAGTTCTTGCCTGAGAAATATAAATCAGTCGCAGACGTTGCCAAAGCCTATAAAGAGTTAGAGAGTCGTTTAGGTACGGCTCCAAAGGAATATGACTTTTCAAAAGGAGAGGCTTGGATTGAGCCAGACTATGAACCGTTCCAGGAAATGGCTGAGTTTGCTAAATCAAAGCACGTACCTCAAGAGGTTATGGATAAGTTTCTCGATACTGTGGGAACCTACCTTGATGAATTTAGAACCGACATTAATGAAGAGAAAGCCAAGTTAGGTGAAAAAGCCTCTGAACGCTTACAGGTTTTAAACAACTGGGCTAAATCTAATCTGTCTGAAAAATCGTTTAATGCCTTGACGCTGGGCATGAGAACCGCAGAGCAAATTGAAGCATTAGAGGAATTGCGAGGCAAAATGCTTAATAACAATACTATGGTTCCAGGTGGAAATATCCCATCGAGTAGTGGTGGATTAACCATTGAAGAATATCGTTCAGAACTGAATGAGAACTATGCCAAGTTTAAAACAGACCCCGCTTATCGAAAAGAAATGAATCGTAAGTTGGAGTCGATTGTAGGAACTAAATAGCCTATCTTTATGATGGGCTTTACAATGTTGTACATATTTACTATATTACATTATATACGAACAGGACACCTCTCACAGAAGCCCTAACGGACACCTTCAAAACGTGATAGCCCTAACTAGTAATTGAGTCGTTTTGCCGATTTCGGGAAGACGTTATTAATTATTTGATGAGGGATTATCATGTCTATGTCACTTACTGCTGTACAACAAACAGATTTCGATGAGTTGGTAAAAGCGGAATACCGTTCCAAGGGATTCTTGCTACGAGACTCAGTACGTTTAAAAAATGATGTTATTGGTGCTTACGAACAGTTTCGTAAAGTAGACCAGGTTATCTCTGTGCCTACTGCTTACTTGGCTGCTGTGACTATCCAAGACCCTGACTACACCAAGGTTACATGCTTGATTCAAAAGTACACCACTCCTACTGCGGTCGATACCGTACAAGAGCTAACTGTTAACTTTGATGCCAAGATGGAAAATGCGATGTTGGTTGGCCAAGGTATGGGTAGACGTTCAGACCAAATCATCATCGATGCGTTGGCTGCTGGCCCAGGAACTACTTTGCCTGATGGTGGCACTAACTTCAACTATGAAAAGTTTACTCAAGT